CAGATAAATCAGATTTCTCTTTTTCTTTTCTTAACCTACAAAGAGTATCAAATAGACACTCTCTGCAGGAAATAACTACAAGTCCATAAGGACATATTCAGTTTTCTCAATGTTCTTTTGGATATTCCATTGTTAGATTGTTAAGTAAACTGTATTTGAGTCTTTTGTTGCTAGAGCTTTATAGTTAGCTTCTGTTCATGCTCGTAGCTTAGCTCAGTTAGCAAATAAGTTATTAGGTTGTGATGATATAGTTACTGATTCTTGTGTAGCTTGCCATTCATAACCATTAGCTGTTTTAGTTAATACATTACCTGTTGTTCCTGCATTACTAGGATTAAATTCTGATACTGTATCCCAAGAAGCATCTGTTCCATTAGTTGTTAGGAACTTTCAGCTTTGAGATGTTTGACTTGGTAATCAGTTTACAGATGCAGTAGTTATAGATGTTACTTGTCCTAAAGTATTTGTTGTTATTACTGGAATTGCTGTTGAACTTCATACTGATGAATATGCTGTTTGTGTTGCTAATGTAGCTTGTTTACCATTCAATGCATTTGTTACTACTACGTTCTGTACTGGATTTAGTGAAGTTGTATCTAGTCTATCATCTACTGCTTGGATTGTATTCTGCCATGGAACGTTTACTACCATTTGGTCTGAACTATTAAGCTGTACTGCATAAGTTCTACTTCATTCACTTGTTACTGCATTAGCTGCAGTTGTTTGTACTGTATTACTTCAGAGTTTTACAAGTCAGAGATTAGTTGCTGTTGCTTTACCTGCTAAGCTAGAAGCTGTTAAATATCATGCATCATTTACCAAGGAACTTACGTTATCATTTGGTTGAATAGATGTCGCTCATTTAGCTGCACCTGCTCTTATTGTTGATAGGTCTGCTATAGCATCTTGTTTACCATTCCATACAGATTTTTCTCCTGTTGTTACTAATGATACATCTGTACCTCATGCTGCAGCAGGTAGTGATGAGTATGTTGTATCTGTAGCAGAGATGGTAGTTCAGTTTATTTGGATATTACTTCCAGCTGTTAGTTTATCTTGTTTAGCATATACTTGTGCTTCTGTTGCTATTGCTGTACCTGTATTAGTTGCAGCAGTAGATTTACTAGGAACTAATGGACTTATACTAAATATTTTAGTTCATCATACAGTTTGATTAGAGTCTAGTGTTACGTAGTTACTCATATCAATAGTTGTAGGTCATAGGTCTACATAATCCTGTGCTGTTGAATCCCAAACGTATTTTTCATAGTTAGTTGGATTCTGAGGGTCATCTGGTACTAAGTATATGTATTGTGAACTTCATACTGCTGGTAGTGATTCAACAACTCTTGTTTGTACTCAGAGAGAAGAACCTACTAATTCGTTTACGTATGTTATACTAGCTTTTTCAGCTTGTAATTGGTCTGTTACGTTCTTATTAGCTTTTCTTAGGAATAACTTATCTAATGAATTTCTGATTACTTGCATTGTGTTGCTTAGCACTCAGTTTACAAAGTCTTCGTTTAGCGAACCATCCTCATTAGCAGTTATACCACACATATTGTATTGAGTTGCTAGATTTACTTTGCTATCTAATCCAGCTTGTACATTTGTAGTTAGCATATAATTATCTAAGTTGTTTACTGACTTAGTAATGAAACCAGAATCGTTTGTTATATCACTGGTTGCTGTTGGTACTGCAATATTAATTTCTCCGTTATTTGTTTGATTAGCACCAATAGTACCTAAACTTGTACCGTTCCTTTTTATTGTAGTTACTCATGCTCATATTGTAGGTTTATTATCTAAGTCGTTGTAGTCGTTAGATTTACCAACTGTTGAGATATCTGCATCATTAGCTTTAAGGTCTAATGCTGCTTTTACTACTTTATTTTCTACTGTGTTTGTAGATGTTGCACTTAGTGCTGTATCTGGTTTTCTTAGGAATGTAGTGATATAGTTTAGGTTGTTGTTAGTCTTATCTATTTGATAGATTCATACTAATGGTTCTGAACCATAAACATTGAATGCTGAACCCTCATTTCATAAGATAATGTATGAAGCTCAGTCGATAGATAGAGTAGGTGGTACTGTTCAATTAAATGGTGTAATCATTACCATTGTATTATCTTTTAGGGTTCACTCTACTATCCATTCTCATTGTTCTTCTGAATATGAGATGTGAGCTACTGCAGGTCTGTTGAGTAAGTCATCATATTCTCCAGAGTATCATACTGCACTTATTTCACTTCTTAGTTGGTTGATTAGTGCATCTACATCTTCTGAGTAGTATACTTTCTTGAAAGTTCCTGTTCAGTTATCGAAGTAGATTTTACCATCAGCACCACATAGCCATTGTGCATAAGCTCAGCTTGTTGCTTCATAGTGGAGTAGTAATCAGTTCTGTGGTCGACCATCACTAGCTTGTACTGTTCCTGTAGTTACTCATACTTCAAAGTCATCTGTTACTTTAGCTCAGTTAGCTATCTGTAAGTCACAATAAAGTTCGTTATCATCATTTACGTGGAGTAGATTATTCTCTGCTCTTAATAAGAGGTTGATTACTTTGTTAGGTGTTACTTCTATAGCTGTACCACCAGTATATCTTTTCTCTCATTCTACAAATTTTGCATTAGCCATTATTTTTGATTGTTAAGTCTAAAATCTCTTTTATTGATGTAGTACATTAGTTGTACTAAGAGTCCTTTCTTTCTTCTTAAAGCTATCTGTTCTTCGTGGTCTGTTTGAGGAATTATTGCTTTCTTAGATTTAGTCTTCCTTACAGGTATTAATTCTTGTTCTTTTGATTCTTTTTCGTTTATCTCCTTTATCTTACCTTTCAGAATATTCAGCTTTTTCTCTTTTAGTTCATCCATTATCTTGCGACAACTTTTAAAATATCTCATGCTGTTCACATTACCATTGGTCTGTTTAGAGCTTGTAGTTTTCTATTCCAAGGTAGTTCAATTCTACCCTTAGGTCAAAGTTCTACCCAATCAGCTTGTGTTCAATCATTAGCTTGGTTCTCATCAGTGTAATCTGATACAAGAATTGTACCTACATTGTCTTCACTAGCTGTTAGACATAGTGAGTCGTATAAGGCTCAGAAACTATCAGTTATCTTATCATTAGGTGTAATCCTGTCTGATAACTTTGACATCTCTGCACCTATATCTATTGGGAGTTCTTGCCATTCTCATGTCATAACTATTGTTGCAATCATCTCATATTTCTTAACATATAAACCTTTCTTTGATATTCGTTAGCCTCTAGATTCCTTTCTTCTAGTTCTAACTCTTTTGTGACCTTAGCATTTGCTATCTTTACTAAGTCTTTGTTCTTCCTTTTTTCTTCCTCTAGTTCCTTACTCAGATGATATCTATTACTATCTTCTATGTATTGCTTAGAGTTCTCATATTTAATAACTTGTCATCACTCAAAGATTAAATTTTCATTCTCTCAGTAATTCACATTAAACTCTCTATATTTACCTCGTAACTTTGTTTGTCTTTTATTTGTCTTCAGTATTATGTTTCATCTATCACTTACATAAACATACATTACATAGGCATTAATAGTAAAGTGTAATATACTGTGGCTGTAGGAGTATCTAATTCAGTACCTCAATATAATTGATATCTAGGTGTAAATCAGTCTTCTACGTGTATCTTATCTATCATAATACCATCTTTATTCTCACAGTATTCGTTATGCTCTCATATCTCTATACTTGTAATACAGAGATAATCTCAGTCTGGTATATCATACAAACCTAACATAACTTCTTCGTTTCAAGATATGAAGATTTTATCCTTGAATATCCTAGTTTGTTTCGTTAGCTTTTGTTCAATTTTGGTTATTCTTTCCTCTAGTTGAACAATTGCTCAGTTTAATTTCTCTAACGCTGTATTTTGTTTTTTAATATCAGCCTTAGCCTGTTTTATTCATTCACATTGTTTCTTGTTTAATTTTGACTCATATTCTAAGTCTTTTGATAGTTTGTTTATATTATGAGACTGAGACTTAATTTCTGTTAAGAACTCATCTTTATATGAATCAAACCTTTCTCTTAGAATGTATTTGTCAAATTCTTTCTTAAGCTCATCAACTTTAGCATCATATTTCTTGTAATCGTTGTCCTCATATCAGATTTTTAGAGTAATTGGTTTATCAAATCTTTCATCTTCTATTAAGAATGTAGATTTTCATTTTTTCTCTACTCTCTGTAAATCAAGATAGACTTCTTTTACTTCCATATAATGCCTTAAATGTAAATGATACCTGCATTATACAATAAAGTAGTGTTATCATAAAATTTTTTAGTTTGACACTAATCTGAATTATACTACCAGTGATTTTACAACTAACTAGACAATATGAAAAACATCCGAGAAAGAGTATCAGTTACTAAGCTAGTATTCTTAATTGTTATGATATGCTTATGCGTTTTTACAGGTTATCAATATTGGATAGGACAAGAAATGACTAACAAACTATGGGAGACTGTAGTAACTGCTATTGTTAGTTTTTATTTTTGACAAAAAGTTGGAGAATCTAAAAAAGACCCTTTAATTGATAATGAAGAAACTGATGGATGAAGTAATGAAATACATAAGTAACCCAGAGACTATAGTTAGTCTTATTATCTTTATTTTCTGATTAGGTGCTACATGGAGTAATCTTAACTGAAGAATAAAGAACCTAGAAAAGAAAACTGAAGAAATAGATATCTCTAAGATAGAGACTAAGCTAGCTGAGATATTGGTAGATATCCAGTGGATTAAGATGGAAATGTCTAAAAAAGAGAAATAGTTTATCTCTTAACTAGGTACGATGAGATGGATAAAGATTTTAATTATCATGATAAGTATCTTACTCTTAATGGCAAGTGTTATCGCCTGCAGAGATATATAGAGAAAACAGAGCAAGATATACACCATTTGATAGGCAAGAGATACCGTATGAAATACAATACTAATGCTGAAGAAAACAAGGTTAAGATTTCAAGGAGAAAGCACGTAGCATTAAATCAGTTCTTTTGAGATAAACAAAGCCCAAGAGAACAACTAATAGAGGTATTTAATCTAGTAAAGCCTGTATTAAGTGCATGAGTAAGAAATGAACTCTATACAATATTAGAGCTTACAGATGATTCAATGTTTTATATCCCTGAAGTATTAAAATGAAATTCTACGAAACAAAAGAAGAAAAAGAAATCAGAGCAAGGTTAGAAGACTTAACTAGAGAAATTGTAAAGGTAAATGATAGAATTGATGAAATTGAGAAAAACCTAACGAAACAACCTAGCCTTAAGTCGCTTGTAGAAGAACTTGAACAATGGAATAATAGGTTAGCGTATTTAGAAGAAGAAAGAAACAAATTTATCAATATACTTAATACAATATGATAGACTTAAAAAATCCAGCGTGGGATATTGATGATGAGTATGCTTTCTGAGAAGATACTCAATATATAATCCCTACTATTAAACACGATATTCGACCTAAAGGTAATCAAGGTATGAATACTAAAACTAAATCAGCTTGTACTATGGTATGAGCTGTAAATCAAATCATCAGATTATTTGGATTAGACTTAACTACTGAAGAAACTAATAATCTATACGTAGAAGTAGTAGAGTATTGTACTAAACTATGATACGTTATAGGTTCTTGATGGTCTACTCCTAAAGCGTGTAATTGTGTAGTTAAATGGTGGAATGAAATATGATATGAAAGATATAATAAAGAACAGGTATTCTGGGTTCAATTATATTGGAGTAATCCAGATGTATTAGAGGCTTTGGATAAGTGACATTTAGTTTGATATACTAAATATGCACAATTCTGAAAAGACCAAGTAGACTGATATGTTTATAGAGATAAGTATCCTAAAACCACAGGACATAGATTGAATCTAAAGTGAGTAGAGTATGTCCAAGCTACATGATGAGCTGAAAAACAAGATAGTAAATATGGTAGTCAAGATAACTATCATTGAGCTATATGAGAAAACTTCTATATTAAAGATATTAAGACTTACATAAACAACTGAATGTACGGTAATTGTTATCTAATACTCCCTATTAGCTGTATGTTGTCAAGTATAGAAGAAGAAAAGCAAAGAATAGCTTTAATGAAAGCTGTAAACGCTGTAATTGCTGTATTAACATCTACACGATGAGATTTACCAGAAGCATATCAAGAGTTATCAGCTAGTTATGCTGCAGCGTTAAGAGACCAGTATCCAGAAGCAAGAAAGCTAATGAAAGAACAAGATAAGAAAGTATATCAAAGTGTAGTAGACTTCTTAAGTTATGCTTGGAAGTATGCAGGAGAAGAAGAACAGGAGAAATATGCTGAACTTGCAAAATACTTAAGAGATAAGTTTAATTTGATGTAGTCTTTGTCATATAATAAAAAGCACAGGATAAATTCCTGTGTTTTTTAAATTCAGTATTTTAAATAATCTAATACCTCATCAAATCAATTAGCATTAGATATTCATTGATTAATAATTACTCAAACCAAATGATTCCAAATTCTTTCTAGTCTAATTTCTGTATATATTTGAATAGCGATAATAACAATAAATCAGATAATAATAATCCACATTATTGTGCTTAGTTTCTTATTTATCTTTTCTTCCATAATAAAAAGATAGCAAATAAATGCTATCTCTTTAGTTATATTTTAGATATTTTCAAGCTGTTCTTTATCTAAGATAGGTTGTATTCATTTATAGAACTCACTTCATTCTCAAAAGATTTGTTCAAAAGTGTCTTCTTTCATCTTATTAATCATACTGTCTATTAACTTCTCTTGTAATGGTCTAGGCATCTTTGAGAATTGTTCTTTAAGCTCTTTATTATCATTTATCATTTCAACTAATCTATCTCAGTAGAAATCTGTTGCTATATCATTTATCACATCTTTATATGCCATTGTATTCTATTTATTAAATAAATGATTGATACATATCGTAAGCCGTTTCAGCATCTACACCAAATTCTTCTCAAATCTGTTCTATAGCTCTTTCTCTAGCTCTTTCCCATTCTTTCCTAGCTTTAACTTTATCTTTTGCTTTTAATATATTCTGTTCCATCTTTTCTATCTTAGCAACCTGTTTTCTCCAATAATCTATTTGTTTAGTTCCTAATCTAGCTTGTTTCTCTAATTCAAGTTGATATTTCTTTTCATTATTAATATCTTTCCATACTTGTTTAGAAGACTTATAATAGTCTTTCATTGTGTTATATTCTTCTTTAGATAACTCAAATTTATTTGCATCGATATATTTATTTATATCTGTAAGCTCTTTATATGTAGTTTCTTCATTAACGTTACCTAATCTACTAACTATATTATCAAGTATTTCCTTATTTGTATTACCTTGTACATTAGAACTAACTTTTAAAGGAGTTATATTCTTATACATAGTTTTAGAACTTTTCGGTTCTACTTGAAAGTGTCCTCAACTATCTTAGCAACTTCTTCTACTTCCTGTGGAGTTTGTGCTAAATCTATCTTTCTATTCAAGTCATCTAACTTGCTTAATAATTTAGGTAACTCAGCTTCCATATCAAGAGAATTATTAATTTTATTTCATACATTAGATGGAATAAATTTAGTAACAAATGCTTTTATTCATCATCAACTAAGCATATTAACAATATCTCCAGCCTTTGCTCATAACTTCTCAATAATATTTCTTTTCTTAATCTTTTGAGTTAAAGCATTAACTTTTTCAGACATCTTATTTACATAATAGTTAGTATCCATTAACTCATGATAAGCTATATCTAGGTTCTTAGTTGTATCATCTGGTAATAATTCTCTAATATATTCTTTCATAGATTGTCTGTTAGTCTCATACTTATCTCAAATATCTGAATACTTCCAGCTTCAGTCTTCATTAAATGCTTTTCTTCTAAATTCAACTCAATGCTTCTTTGCTAAATCATTAAGTTCTTTTAGAGTTAATCATTCAGCGTTTAACTTTCATTCCCAATATCACATTTCAGCTAATCATTTCTTATCTCATAGCTTAGTATATAACTTAGTTAAATCATCAATAACATCCTGTGCTGGAGTGTATTCTATTGTCTCTTTTACTCAATCAGCAATTTCTTCTACTCTAGAAGTAGTACCAGAATATTTATCATTATACTTACTAAGTTCTTTATCTACTTTCTTAGCTATTTCTGTAGCTTTCTTATCAATCTTATTTCATAAATCTTTATATGTTTTTACACCTTTAGTATCAACACTTTTAAGTGCATTTACAGCTTCTTTCTGTGCTTTAATATCTCATTGTACAATTCTACCTGCTGTTGCTTCAGCTTCTGCCGTATTCTTCTCTAGGTTCTTAACAGCTTTATTTACTTTGTAATTTTTAGCAGCAGTTTCTGCTGTATCAATAACATTATCTAATTGCTTAACTCATTGCTTAACAACCTGTGTCTCTAATCATTTAGCTCATTGCTTAATAGCCTGTTTAGCAACAGCTCATCATCATATTGATAATGGAATATCTGAAAGTCAATCTAACATAGTAAACCAATCTCATAATTCTTGTTTCTGTTCATCGCTTAGAGAATTATACATCTCTTGTACTTTCTCTCATGGTTCACTGTTTATTACAGCAGCTGCTACATCAGCTACAGCATCTTTAACAGCTTCTTTTTCTTGGTTAGTTGATAATCATTCAGCTATTCACATTAAACCTCATCATGCCACATCTCATACAACTTGTCAAAGAGTTCAAGCTAATCTACCGAACCATTTAATCTTTTGATAAAGATTAGTATCTAGGTTTTTTCATTCTGGTCAAACTTGGTCTATATACCCCCTATCAACTTGTCGTTGGTTAAATTCATCAGCTCTATTAGGTATATTAGCAATTCATTTACCAACTCAGTATATTCATTCTCATAAAGCTGATATTGCTCTAGCGAAAGGTCAAACTACGCTTGTTTTAGCTTTATCCATAAATGTTTTCTCTGGTTCTTTATTAGCTTCAACTGCTGGAGTATTACTCCATCACATAGCTTTCTTCAATTCGTATGGGTCTTGGTCTGAATTAATAAATCAATCAATAATTCAAGCTCTTTGAGGATTCTTCTTCTTATAAGTATCTAGGATTTCTCAGTCAGTCATAGTAGAGAAGTCTTTTCAGTGTTTACTTGCTTCTTCTGAAATCATTTGTGCTACTAATCCTGTCCTAGAAGCTAGATTCCCTTGCTTCTTAATATTCTCATCATCTGAATTTATTGATAATGATAGATTGTTTTCCATGTTAGCAAATCTTTGAGAGGTCATTTGCTGCCCTCTCTCAGTATTTAATCTCTGTTTAGTAGAGTTGTATTGTTCTATTGTTTTATCCAATGTCATTGGAGTAAACATACTTTTGTTCTCTCAATTCATAATTTTATATGTTATTGATATAAATACACTAATCTCGATTTTCTTCTGGTAATACTTCGTTAGGGTCTTCTGTTATTTTTTCTGGACTATATAATGCTAGATAATATTGTTGTTTCTTCTCATCATCTTCAGCTCATATCATTTCATCAAATTGTGCTTGAGTAAGCTGAGATTCTCATACGTTCTTCCTAAGTTTATTATAGATTATGAATAGCTGTTTATTAAACTGTTCACTTCACATATCTGAAGCTAAAGCTAATGCTGAGCTACTAATTGCATCTAGTTCTTGATTAGACAATGCTCAGAATGTTGCTCAGTTGTTCTTTAGTTCTACAAGATGATTTAATGTAAAGTTATCTTTAATGTATTTATAATATGCGTTATAGTTAGAAGCATCTCATCTAAAAAATCTATCAATTCATCATGCAACATCTCATATACCTCGAACCTCTTTACCATCATTAATAGCTAATTGTCTTTGAAATTTATTAGCTCATTGACTCATAAGATATTCTACAGCGTTTAACATCATCATAGCTGTTTCATTAGATTTCTGTGAGTTCTTCCATGCCATAGCTTGATTCCTTAAGTCTTCTTCATCTTTAGCTCAAACAGACCTTATAGCTGTATTTAATCTTCATTCAGTGTACATTTGTCCTTGTAAGAACTTTGAATAAATATCAGCAAAGTTTTCATTAAATCCGACATTTCAATCAGTTTGAGGATTACTCTTAGTAGGATTATAATATCAATAAATTTTAGAATTATTTATCTGTGTAGTTCTTACTTCAGCTGTTTCTGTTCATACTCAGTCTTTAACACTTCCATTCCAATCCATGTATTTTAGAGTACCTGTGTTCTCATCTACTCATATAACAATACCTATATGTCAATTCTCTGGCTTAGTAGATGAAGACATTACTACTAAATCTCATTTTTTAGGTATATAATTAGCTTTATCTGTTTCGTTACAGATACCTTGTTTTTTAGAATAAGCAGATAAACTACCTAAATCTACTCATATATAAGGTAAGTAGTTCTGTTGTATTCATGCAGCACACTGTGCATTACTTAATTCTCAGTTCTCACACTTTTCTACTAAGTTATCAACTATAGAATCTATCTCTCATTGTGTCTTAGTAGTTGTCTGAACATCATTTAATTTATAATTTCAATATTTTGCATCAAGTTTAGTCCAATCTAGAGAGATTTGTTGCTGTTTGAAATAATTATCTATAGCTTGTTGTTTTTCTTGATTTTTGATTTGTCTCTCTTTTAATGAATATTCAGCTTGCCATTTAATGTTATTCCATTCGTTTTGATATCTGTTAGCAGCCATATTATATTGGCTTTTTAATGTATCTATCTGGTCTTGAATCTCTTGTTGCTTATTAGCTTTATAAGCATTAACTAAATACTGTGGGACATCAGATTTAAAAGCAGCTCTAGCTTCTCTATCTATGTTCTTTAATCTTGTTTGTAATTTAGCAATATCTCATTCAATATTAGACATCTGTTCACTAGCTGTAGTAGCTACTGAATTAGTATTAAGTGTAGAGTTTACTGTACTCATAATCTCTCAAGCATCAGCCATTGAACTTGAGTTATTAAAAGCAAAGCTAGTAATATCATTATCAATAGCACTAGAAGTAGACTTTGTTTGAGAAGTAAAATCAACACTTCATTCTTTAGTAATACTATTGATATTTTTTTGTCATTGTGCTAATTTAATCTCTTTTTGAACTTCAGCGTATTTAGCAGGGTCGTATTGCATTAAATCTCTCATACCTTGGTCTCAGTATGGTGTATATCAATTAACAATACTTGTAGCTATATCCTTAGAAGACAATCATTGTAATGATTTTAAGTTATTAATCCTTTGTCTATTCACAGCTTGTTCAACACTATAAGCATCATTTAATGTTCTTATAGCTGAGTCTTCTCAGTTAATGTCTGCTGTGTTTTTTCAATATAAGGTTCACTCATTGCTTTTAAGCAAATCAGCTTCCATATTTTTTACAGATGAATTGTTCTCAGCTCAGTTATTATTGTTACCGTTATTTCAATTTTGGTTACCGTTAGAACTGTTGTCTCATCATATTTCTCATAGTCTTTTCCATACTGATGCTATTGTATTCTTCCTTTCATTCTCTGTAGAGTTCTGAAATCAAGTTTGATTATTTAAAAAGTCTGCAACATCTTGAATAGATGTCTTACCAGCGTTATATAATGCACTTGCTATTTCATCGTTTCTTCTTTGAATATATCCAGCATCTCAAGAGTTTACCATCTGTGCTTTTTGTCAATAAGCATAATTAGGATTTAATCACTCTATTGTAGCATTAGGATTATATTCTACAGTAGTATTCTTTGTGTTTTCTCCTTTATACTTTGTATTCTCTCATCCCCAAAGGTCTGGATTGTTATAGTTTGTTTCTGAAGAATCATCTCAGTAAGCTGATATATTAACATCAGCATTCTTTAATTTCTCTGGTTCAAACTTCCAATTCTGAGTAGTCTCAGTAACAGGTCATTGTTCCTCAACTCTATATGCAATAGGGTCTACTTGTTTAGAGCTTCATGTTCATGCCATTTTCTATTGTTTATAAATTAAATATTTTCTGATGGGTCTATCCACTTAACACTCCAGTAATTTGAATCTCTTTGGAGTTTTAAATCATTTCATTCTGGTTCTCATGTCTGTTCGTTAGCACCTTTATCTTTCATCCTTAGGACTAAGAAATCTCACTTTTTTAAATCTCTTTCCATATATCCAAACGCTGTCATTTTCTGAATTATATCTCATAGAGTGAATTGTACTACAACACTACAAGTACCACTACAAGAACCATTAGGGTCTGTTCAGCTTGTAGTACCACTAAATGTTCATGTATATGTCTTTTTAAAGTGTGTATTATTATCTTCTCTACCTCATTCCCAATCAAATACAGCAACTCATCACTTATAAGGTATCTCTCGTATTCATTGTGCATTCTTTCTATAGATATCTATATAGCAGCATACCTTATTAGTTGTAGTTTCTAACAATACTTGTTCTTTATGTATTAGTTGATAATGTCAGTCTTTTTGAATCATACAGCATAAAGGTCAAGCCTGTGATACTATTTCTGTAGGTACTGTGCTATCTGGGACTGTTACATATTTACCTAAGATTCCTGTAGTTATGCTTTGCTCTGGATTAGTCTTCCAATCTGGTTGGAATGTCTGTTTGAACTTATTTGGTAAAGCAACTTCTATTGTATTAGTTGTGCTTCAGTCCATTTTCTCTCATACACACAGCTTTCTACCAGCTTTATCATTGTAATATTTATTAGTAAATATTAACGTATCTCTTAGCTGTATGAACTGGTCGTATGTACTGTGTGCTTCATTCTCATTTATGTTGTACTCAGTAGGTTCTACCAGATAATCATAATTTCAATCTATCTGTTTTCGTGTCATTATTGTATATCTTCAACTAAATTAGTTTTATCTTTAGTATGATATCTTATTTCTATTCATCTAACTATTGGAGTAGCTGTCTGTTCTGTACCTCTTGTTATTTTGATACAGTAATTCAGCGTTTGCCAATCGAATCCAAATGCTGATGGCATATTGTTTATAAAGTTGTTTAAAGCATAACTAACTTCTATTCTTGTAAGAGCATTCTCTTGTGTTAGACTCATTACATGATACCATCAGTCACTACCATCTCAAACAGGATATGTAGAAGTCCAAAGATTATTAGGACTTACATATACATCTATCCATCAGTTAGAATTAGTCCTAGGATTCATTTCATAAGCTAGTCTAATCTCATCTATCATCTTAGTTACACATCATCAGTATTGTCATTCATATTCTCTACTAATCAATACTCATTCTAATTGATATCAGTCTTTACCTGTGTCGTATATTCTTACTGCGTGGCATCAATTAGCATCAGAAAAATATAAGAAGTTAGCACATATACATAATCATGCAGGTTGTACTGATGAACTATTTAACTTCCATTTCATATATCATTTATCGTAAGAGTTAGCTGTATAGTTGAACTTAAATATTCAATAAGCATCAGCTACATAATAACTTCACATTTGATAAGCTGCATCTATTGAACAAGGTCAAACAAAATAAGGGTCTTTAGTATTTATATCCATTGGTGTTAATCCTGCTCTTTGTTTGAACAATGGAACAGGAACATTACCTACCATTTTATTAAAGTTTACATATCAGTCTGTTCAATCAACGCTGGATACATAATAATCAACAGAATTAATAGAGTATACTCTTGTTACCTTTTCTCCTGTTAAATCTATTACGTTATAAACAAATGTATCTCTAAGGTTATTGTTACCTTGATAGTAGTATACTTTAGTATTCCATCATTCATCTACAGCCCATACTTTTAGATATTCAAAAGTACAAGTAAGTCATACTATCTTTACTCCAGCCTCAAAATCCATTACCTTTTTCCAACCTGTACTACCTCTAATATTAGATATAGGTCACTGGTCTAACTCTGGATAATATACCCAAATAGTAGAACCTGCAGCAACTACTAATCTTGTATTGTTATAGTTAAGTATTGCTGTGATATTTCATTCCATGTTTCACAATACATTGTCTTTATTTGAGATACTTTCATCTGTTGCTTCTGGATGGTCGAAAGGTAACAATGTTTCTACACTTCAAGCACCAGTATTATTTACTTTATAGAATCATCCAGCACTTGAAGCATTCCATCATACATATAAACTATCTTGAAATATAGTTGCTCAAGCTACATCATAACTTCAGCTTACACTCATACTTGTTCAGCTTCAAGATATACTAGAACCATTACAAGATATTCTACTAACTGTTCATCAGTTCAATGGTATAGCAAAGACTCAATGTTCTCCAGCACTTACTAATTGACAATCAGAATAACTTGAACTATTTATAACTTTTTGGCTTAGTTTAATACCGTGTAATTCATCATCACAATTTATATTTGCTGAGTAGATAAAACTATGCTCTAATCAGTAATATTGGTCTAACGCTGTTCAATCTGTCCGACTTACCTGTGATATCACTCAGTTTTTTCTTGGTTCTCCTACTGCCATTGATTATATTAATAGTGACTAAAATATGATGTGTTTGCCATTTCTTCTTCTACTGGTCTTTTATCTCTATTAAGTCCATGTATGTTATCATACAATGTCTCTTTGAATAACTGATAATACTTATCACTTAATTCTGGATTCTCTGCTTCATAGAGTTTGAAGTCTAAGTATCTGTTAATTACATCTAAGAAATACCGTGGTACTCATAATGTATCTTCATTAGTATTGAGACTTACATCCTGTGTGTAAAAATTATATTGTAAATTTATCCCAGCTGTAATATTCTCAGTAGGAGTAGGAAAGATTTTAAATTCTGATTTATTGATAAAAGAGTACCTAGGATTTCTCTTAGAGATTCTTCTCCAAATTATAGGAGAACCTTTCTGATATCAACTTTCTTTGATATTATAGTCTGTAAGACTTATAGGCATACATTTTCTATATACAGGGTTTCAGTTCTTATCTTTACATAATGCTACAGTTAATTGTGTAATACTGTAGAAATCTTGTGCGTTATTTAATCAAAATGGTAAACTGTATGTATCTTGTCACGCAATAAGATTTATTGATATGTTTGTAGTCTGTAGATTATTTGCTACATACTCTAAACATATTTTCTGAAATTCACTATATCATTCGTTATACCATTCTAATAATACATCGTAGTTTACTTGATTCTGCCCTCTTAGCCTTGCTATTCTCCATTTGTTTAATCTGGTTTGTACTGTTGCCATCTAATGTATTTCAATATAAAATCAATTTGTTTATTCTAAGGAGTTAGATTTCTCCAACTCCTTATATATAAGCAAACTAACTAGCTTAATGATTCTTGCCATGCGTAGTCTGTTCCTGCTCTTGATTCGATTCTTACGATGAATAAGTCGTTTAGAACAGCACATCCATACATACATTTCCATCCAACTGTTGCTCTTTGGTTCAATGGGTCTTCAGTTCCTGCAGCACCAAATGGTTTGTAGAAAGTTTGAAGATTTTGAAGTGTTCCAACTCCGTATGCACCATTTCTGAATGCGTATGTAGGGAATACTTGGAATGGGTCTCATCCATCTGGAGTTACAGTGAATGGTTTTACGTTAGCTGAAATATAAATGTCGTAATTTACACCAGCAGTTACGAATCCATCTTTAATTCCTTTGAAGTCTTCGTAGATTAGTTTATTCAACCAAGTATTAGTAGATGATGATTTAGCATAATCTAAGAATACGTTAGGGTGCATAATAATCTTGAATCTTTCTCCAGTTTGTCCTTGTGAAGCAAGGAATGTACAAGCCTTAAGAACTAAGTCTAAGTTCATAGTATCAGCAGCAGTAAGAGCAGCTCTTGAAGTTGCTGAACCTGCATACATTGCACCAATAGAACTATTAGCAAGAGTGTCTTGGATATATTCATCGATAAGTCTTCCTGCGTTGTTAGCTAGTTCTCTACCTTGTGCAGCGATGATAGGAAGTAATGTTTCAACATCCAATACATCTGAAATGATAGAGTAGTCTCCAAGTTGTGTAGGAACTGCAGTAACAGTTTTTACTACATTAGTGTGTCCATCTGGAGTAACTCATTCAGTTAAAGCAGCTTGTGCTAGAGTAGTTTTCATTACTCATAATCTAGGCCAAGTAATAGACTTGTATCCTTGATGAGATGCTTTAACTCAGAATTGCATAAATACTGTAGATGGTTCTCCATTTTCTAAGAAAGATTTTTGGAGTAAGTAAGTTAAGAAATCATTAACATTAGATACATCGTTAATATTTCCAGTTTTCATAATGTTTGCAGCTGAATCAGTTGCCACGTTAAATCTGTCAAAAGGCATTTTTATAAATTGTAATAGCTAAAAAGAGTTTTAGCCAATCCAACTTATTAATTATGTCATCGAGGTTGTGTTCTCGCATATTTTATTAGCTCATCAGTGTTCATCTCACTAATTTTCTTTCCCCCAACCTCTGTTGTTGGATTAGCTCATGCGATAACACTTTTAGCTCATATAGATTCTGTATTTTCAGTTTGATTAGCAGATTGTGTATTAGTTTGAACTGTTCAGTTCTGTCCCATATACAAAGAAGCTAAATCATCGATACTTAATGAACTGTATTTGTCAGCAAATGAATCAAAATCTCATTCGTAACCCTTACTTTTCATCATGTTACCAAAGTAAAGTTTCTTATCTGCAGCTCTACCTGCAATTTCAGCATCTAGCTTTGCTTGAAGCTCAGCCATCTCTTGACTATGTTTCTCTCTCAAAGCAGCATATCAAGATTTTTTCTGTTCTTCAGTGTTATCAAGGTTTTCCATATCAGTCATCTGATAATAAATAGAATTTAAAGTCGTGTAATTCTACAAACACGAATTGATTTAAAGACTTCAACTTGTCTCAATTGATTAGTTTAGAGTCTTGCAACTTCGGACTAGATTATTTGAGAGTATTAATCCCTATTTTTCTTCTACTTTTTCTCATCTCATGATTGCTTCAGCTTTTTGTATAGCTTCCTGTGCTTTCTTGATATCTTCTGGGTCAGCAGTTACTACCTTTGCAAGTCTTTCCATTTCTCCCATACCTTGCATAAAAGCTCATAATACCTCATAGAATGAGAATCATTCAGTCTTAGCATTAAAGCAGTTGTCTTTAGCTAAAACAATGATGTTCTTTTCTTGCTTCTCTAATCTAATTTTCATTAGTCTTTTGAGTGCTTCCCATCATGGCATAGCCATAACTTCTTTAATAGCTTCAACTTCTTCATCTGTAGGGTCTTCTTCATTTTTAGTAGCCTCTACAGGTTCTTCTTTAGCTTCAGCATTAGCTTCAGCGTTCATCAATTCTTCTTCAAGTGCCATAGTTAGTTTACTTATTAAATAAAATGGATTTTTTATTCTGAACTATTCGCTGGATTGGTTTCCCTCGATTAGTTTCAAGACAATATTTTACTTGGTCTAAGAACAGTGTTTTATCCATAGGATTAAATCATTCTGTCATTATCGCTATGTCCTCTTTACTTAAGAGTCATATTCACTTGTTATACTTCCTAAGATAATTGTATATCATCTGTCTGTAAACCTCTTTCTTATATCTCTTGGCTTTTAATCTAGAGATTTCAGCAACCTTTATCTCCTCTCTATGAGGTTCTTCCTTTAATAAGTCATTTATATCTCTTAGAACTTGCCAAGTCATACTATAATTTCTCAGTTAAAAACGCTTTAAGTTTTTCTATCATTTCCATATTAGCGTGATGTTTCTCTAACCATTCCTTATCTTTCTTATATACATCACTAGAGAATCAATTGTTGATTAGATATTGTCTAATATCATCTGGTAATTTAAACAAAGGAACTGGTGCAACTTGTGCTTCAAATCTTATTCTACCTACAGGTTTTACAACCTTGCTTCCTCATACATCTCAAATTACTTTCTCATCTTTTTTCTTTCACTTTAGTACATTTACTGCTTTCTCTAATAAAGATGATGTAATTTTTTCTTCCTCAACGGAACTAACTGATGTTTCTTCTTCAATTACTTCCTCTTTTATTTCTTCTACCTTTGGTGCTGTCTTTTTAACAGGCTTTTGTCATTTCTTAAATACCATTTCTTAAATATAGAATATAAATCTAACCCATACCGTTACTTACATTTAGATTCTGCATTCAGCTAACATTTAGGCTATCTTTACCATAGTTATTAGCTCTGCTTCATTCACTCATTCAAGTTCATGATTCCCAGTTGTTTACAGTATCAAAGTTTATATCAGTAAGTGGGTTTCATTCTTCTCATGCAGCCTTAAAGTCTGTTACTTTAGGCTGTGATGCCATATTCATTTCTTCTGTTCATAGTCATTGACTAACCATATATTGTAAGGCTTGTATTGCTCTGAATTTAGCATCTGTATCATCAGCTTTGTTATAATACCATAGTCTCATCTGTATGTTTGCATTCGCTGGGATATAGATTGATACATCTTGATTAAGTAAGAGTACATCTTGCTTGCATTGATATTCTTCCATATCCATCTGTGTTACTGAGTCGATTTCGCTTTCATCTAATCCATTGTAGTAAGCTATTGCTCTTTGAATATTTGTTAAGATGAAAGGTGGAGTCTGAGGATTAGATACTAGCATATTGTATTGTTCAATATATGCTGCTTTCTTCTCTTGATAGAGAATGTCCTTTAATATAGGGTCTACTATCATTATTGAGAAGTCTCATCTAATATCTTTTTTAGTTATCTTCTTATATGTTCAGCTTAATCAGTTGTTTACTCTCCTTATCACTTTCTTTGAGCTATTTCTCCAGTGATATAACATAAAGTCTCTATATAATTCAGCAAAGTCTTTAGTTCAGTATGCTAATATTTGATTCTGTAATGATGTAATCATATTAGCGTTGATTTTCTGAATCTTAGAAGCTGTTGCTGTATTAGGGTCTGAATTAGCAGATAATCATAAACCTTGTGCTGTAGCATTAGTAAATGATTCAGCTAATGCCTTGTTCTTTATCATTGATAAAGAGTTATATAGGTCTGAACTTATCTGTGTCTGTGGCAATTCATATACCATAGATGAGATAGGCTTTGTAATATCTCTCATCTTAACTGGAAACCATCTATTCTTAATAGACTGGTTCTTTAATGTATTTACGTTATTCATAAATACCTGTTCATCGATGAAGATATTACCTCACATTGCCTCTCTAGTTACCTTAATCTTATAGAGATTAAGTAAGAGTTGCTCTGTTCTATGTCAGTCTTCAATAATATTTACTAATGATGTTCCCCACCAATCTTGAGAGTCATAAGCGAAACCATATACAGCGATAGGGATTACATTATCTGTTTCTGGTACATCATAGATATCTAGGATTTGGTCGCACAACATAAGAACTAAATATAGCTTGTTCTCTTGTGTTTCTTCATCATAGATATATGTGTAGTGATAGTGTATTGTGTAATGTCCTGTAGTAGAATTATAACAAGTAGAGATACTTCTTAAGAAAGCATCTTCTGTTTCTAACCCATTGATATATACATCATAGTTATGTACTATCATTTCTTTGAAATCAGCGTTAGCTGCTACAGGTAATTCTTCTAATTGTTTTCTAGTAATAACTCTATCGAATCAAAAGAATGGATAGTCTTTTACTAGAAGTGAACCATCATTGTATGGATATACAAATCTTGGGTCTATTCTTTGTACTGTAGGAACATTCTTCTTTGCATTAAATCATGTAAATAAGAACACAGCCTTTCAGTATTTACATACATCCTCAATACCCATATATCTATCAAATCCCCAGTTCTCATTTGTATAATCTGTTTTATACATATCAGTAAAGTTTCTAGCTTCCATCTTGTATAATACATCTTCATCTTCCCAGCTTACATCTGGTTCATTGATGATACAAGTTGCCTGCATTGTTCTAGAGGTACTCCAGAATAATTGGCTTCTTAATAATTCATCATTTCTTTTTGTAGAGTAGATATCTTTTTGAGACATAAAAAGAGAGTTCTTAGACCTGTTAGCTTCGTATCAGTGCCTGTACTCTCACATTATCTTCTGTCTTAATTCATCTGTTAGTTTAACCATTTACCTTACTATTGAAGTTAAATAACTATTTATCATATCATCATCATAATATCTTAGGTAAGGATACATCCTCATTATCATTGTATCTAATAAGTCTGGACTTCTTCATATCCTAGCTTTTATCTTCTCCTTAGGTTCTATCCTTGTTTTTCAGTCAATACTTTTTTCATCTATATAGACATTCAACATCTCTTGAGTTAAGATTTCCCAGTCTTTATCTTGGTCTAAGTGTTCCCATTTAATTGCTATCTCTCATCTTTGCACTTTCTCTTGTAGTAAGAACGCACATTGTGACTTAAGATTAGCATAGTTCTGCTTAACACCAGTCTCTAATGGCTTAGAGTTGTTTACAAATCATGTACTGTATGGGATTCAATCAACTACTCATCATCATACTCAGTCAGCATCGATTATTATGTTCCTTGGTTCAATCTCGTACTGTTCTTTAATCAGATTTATTGATGTCTTTACTTCTTCTACACTAGATTTGGCATAAGTCCATACTCTTATCCATGTATTCCCTCTCCGTAAAGATATCCTTGTCGTATCTTTTCAGAATCTAGCAACATCACAGATTAAAAAGTATTGGTCTCAATGAGATTCGTTAGTTTTTAACCTATCTAAGTCTCATTGTTTGAATAATAACCAGCTGTTATCATCAAAATTCCACTTTCAGTAGAGAAGTCTCTCTTTTACTCTATCACTAGCTCTTTCTAGGTTCTCTATATATCACTTGTCTATGAAATTGTTTGAATATACTAGAGATGGGATAAATATTGCCTTGTCTCAATCTTTATGCTTCCCTAGATAATACCTTTCATATACGTGTCATGGATTAGGGTTAAATGTCTCTAAGACTTTACCTGTAATTCCATATTTAGAGTTCATAAATCTTCATACTCTGGTTTGTAATATTTCTATTCAATCCAAAGGACATTCAGCACTTTCTTCTACAAAAGCACCTGTCAACTCTAAACTTCAAAACCTATTATATAAAGGGTCTTGTGGTAGATAACATCACTCCCTAAGCAGTATTTGACTACCATTAGGGAATGTTATTACGTTTGATACATTGTTAAGATGTCATCTCATTTCTTCTGGTATCTTATAGTCGTTATAGAACTTCTCTAACGATATAACTGAAGTCTGTTTGATGTTCTTAATTGTATCACGCACTAGAGCATACCTTACTCATGGATGTTCATTACACATTCTCCATAACCAGATTATTCATAGATAAGTTTTACCTCATCCAGCACCTCATCCATATCCTATAGCTGTGTGTTTATCATCTAATAGATATTCAAAGGCTTTTTGCTGGTTCTCAGTAAGATGTATCTCTATGTTCGCCATTATATTATCATATAGTGTTATCTAAAAATTTTTTTTATTTACTCATATTAGCTTTAGAACTGCGTTCTTTCTTTATTCTTTCTCTCATCTGCCTTAAATATTCCTCATAATCATCCTTACTCATCTTCTTTTTCAGCTTTTTATTCCTATCATGTATCGTATTTATGTTCATTGATAGAGGCTTCCTATACATCTCCTCATCTTCTTCGGTTGGAATCTTCTTCCCTAACCATTGTTGGAACTCAACAAGTTTAATCTCTCTGATATCTCTGCTTCATTCTCCCATGTCGTATCAGTCTCATTGCTGTTCTCTAAGATAGTCACAGATGTATCAGAGACAGACTTTTGATTTATATCATTCAGAGAGTCCTGGTTTTCAGTATTGTTTGCGTTCACTCATTTGTTTGATGATACTTGAATAAATTGAACAATTGGTGCTTGTTCTTTAGTTTCTTCTTCATCCATCACTGGTGCTGCTCACATTCTCTTATCTCTTAGTTGAAGATATTTTAGTGCTAACTTTCAGTCTCACTTTGCTATCTGGTTCTGTACAGATGCTCTCGCTAATACCTTTGGATAATCCATAGCTTTTTGCATCCTTGCTCTAAACCATGCGTGCATTTTCCAATACTTATAATATGTGCTTCTTCCTATCCCTGCTATTGCACACGCTTCATCAATAGGACAATCTAGCTTTAATGCTGTTTCTAAAGCACTTAAAGCTCATTCATTTAATTGTGGTCTTCATTTGTCCCTTATTACCTCTGGACTTTTCGGTACTAACGCTCTTATGTCAGTGTCGTTGTCATATTCCTCATGTGGATATCTCTTTGGCATATTTTTAAGTTAAGATTAAATTAAGATTTGTTTTCTTCCCAAATCTTCTTCCAATTCTTCCTTGGTGCATAAAAACTTTTCCTAGACCATCTTTCTGTGTTTTCTAGGATTAATTGGTCGATAAAATCATCTAAATATATGTCTCATTGACCGTAATCTCAGTTAGTTTCGTATCATTTTTGAAAATAAGCAATTTTCTTTCCCTCAATCTGTTCAACTGCCTCTAGTGAACATTTCTTTATTAAATTCTCTCTATATCTAATAGCCGTTGATATTCCCCTAGGTGTTGTCTTGTAAGGTCACATTAATTTGTTGCAACTATGACACTGGAGATTAATATTTATAGGACTAAGACATATATTTTTTACTCATCTTGGGATATAATGCCCTCATGCGTGTTCTCATCGTTCCTTTAAACAGTCACAACTAATACAATATCATCTTCATTCACTGTCACTATCTCTTAATCTTGCATTCTCCTGTGCTATCTCCATTGCAAACTCTAATTTATTCAGCTTTTTCTTCTTTACTTTGTATTCTTTCTCTGGTTTTCACTGTAATTTCCTTATCTCATTCTTCATCTTCTTGTCGCAGTCTTCTTTCTTCCTCTTTAATTTTGCCATTATCTTCCTATCTATCTGTGCTATCTTCCTATCTAAGTTGTTCTGATTCCTTTCTTTCTCATCTTCTACTTTCTTCTTCCTTTCCCACATAGCCTTAGAGTATGCAGCTTCATATACTTTGTTCCGTTTTAATTCGATACTTTCTTTAGTTTTCTTCATTATAAAAAAATCTCGTTATTAAAACTAACGAGATAGTCTCTACTTTAGAGTTTCTTTACGGTTATTTACTATTTTATAGACATTATTGTCTATAAATCAAATATACATAATTTACTCTCAAACTAAGTCAATATGCACCTTTTTTCACACCATCCTACTTAACGCTGCTTCTATTTCATCTAATCTTATATATCTTACACTATACGGAGTAGGGGACTCTCAATTCCTATACGCTGCAGCTTTATAACTTGTATCTACTCTTACTGGCAATATCTTCTTATGTCTCCTAAGATAATCTGCACTTCTGTTCTCCATATAACATAACTGTTTTAGTGTATAACATTTAATATACTTGTCTTTTGTATTCTCCCAATGGTCTATTAATGTAAATTTATCACAATCTTGTATGTTATCTCAGTACATCCTTGTTTTTAAATATAAAATTATTCTTCTCTACCATATTCTTCCTCTAAAACCCTGTTTATTTCTTCACTTAACTGTTCCTCATATTCTTCTTTTGTTATGTTCATGTTCTTTGCTGCATATTTATACGTTAATCTTAATGCTAATTCATATCATTTCTTTAATCTCCAATTCTTCTTACATAAATACTCGTAATTTACTTTCAATTCTTCAAACTTCTTCACTTTATCATCAGAATCATTTAACGCTGGTTTATTACTCTCGTACTTCTCAATCTTTTCTTCTAATCTTCAATTTTTCTGTTCTAGTTCATCTATTTTATTATACGCAGCTCACAATTCTCTCTTATACTCATTAATCTCCTTTAAATATTCCTCTCTATCATCTTCGCTTAATGTAACATTTTTGCTTAATGCAGCATTTTCGCTGGATTTTTCTTCATATGCTTCCTCTGACTTATCTTCTCAATCCATTATTAATCAATACGTGTCTCATTCCTTTTTTACCTCTCATCTCATTATCATCCTATCTACTAACTTCCTGTCGCTAGGATTCTTCCCTAAATAAATAAGCAACTCCTTTTTACTCATGAACCATTTTATTCACATCTCTTTAATTACTAATATAAATGCAACGTGGTATGTACCACGCTAAATGCCACGCATATTATATCGTAAGATACACCAATTACAAACTTACATTTTTCGTGGAATACCACGCACAATACCACGCTAAATACCACGTTGAATACCACGCTCAAAAAAAATTCCCAAAAAAATACCACGCTAATGCCACGCAGATGCCACGCTGAAAAGATGGGAAAAAATAGCGAGGGAGAAGTAGTCTAAATTTTACAAGGCACAGATTTGGGGGGTAGGGCTTCTTTTTTCTTCCAGTTCTTGTCTATGTTTTATTCACTTTATCACACCTTGTACGCTTTACATGATTTTAAAAGCTGAAATTTAAAACATAGTAAAATACTATTTTAAAATACTAGGTATCAATTGCTATTATTCTCTTACTTTGCACAAGTTATAATGTGCAAGGTATTAATATTATGCTATTTTATCGATGGGAGAGAGTAGAACACTAGGTAAGAACTGTCTTCTTAGCCTGTTTCTACTTCCTCACACTCACACAATATAATCTAAAACTAGAAACAATAAAAGCATGATAGAAGACAATAGAGTCTTAACAAATAAGTATGTATTTATATATAGATAGAATTGAGTAAAAATATCCAGCGTTTTATAAAATCCAGCGTTTTTTATTATATTGATATAAATCCAGCACGTATTATCAATTAAGTAAAAATTCAATAGTATTTTGTATATAGTAGTAGAATTATTCAGTTTTATTAATATCCAGCGTTTTATCGATTTTTTACTACGGTTATAACTGGGATTTTAATGCGTTTTAAATTATATCTTTTATATTGTATAGTATTAGTATTATATAGACTTTAAAATATCCAGCGTTTTATGCGTTTTTTATATCTTTTTATTGATTTTTATTATTTTTTATCAATTAAATTCTTTGGCTCTATAATTGGTATTACTCACAAAAAATGGTCATAAAGACACGCTATTGTATACATTCTATTGATTTTTTTAATTTTTGGACTATAATAGCTGGCGTAAGATTGATTGAGCCTATAACATATAAAGGCGTGTAGAATTGACTACACAATAAAAGCAATTAGTCTTCTAACCTACTACACACAGCCGTAAGGCTACTACACAACCTTTTAATAGTTAGGATATATATGAGCCACTGGCTATTGTGCTATGTATCCAATAAATAGCCACTATTACAAGGTATCTACTACACACTACTACACAAAATCCAGTGTTTATAAATAAGTAGATAAACACGACACGCTGAACCTTAACAATATACTACTACACTATAGACTCTTAAGAGTCTATACAATAGGATAGGTAAAAACTATATTTTTTTATGTTTTAACCTACTACACAATGGATACAATAAAAACTACTAGATTATGGTATAAAGACTATAAACTAATTATAAACGACTTACTAGAAACAATAAATACAATTATACACGCAAGAGGTAAAAAAATATCATTTGTATTCGAATATCACAAAAATAAAGACTTACCTTTTACATTATATGGTAAAAACTACAATGTATTAGAAGATAAAATTGAGGATACAATATATATATCACACGTATTCAAGACAGATTGAGAGCTGTACGAATATTTATATTGACTAAAACAAGGGTTAGCTTTTTAACTTTTTTAAATCCTATCCTATTCTATAGACTTTTAAAAAGTCTTTTTTTACTCATTATTTTATTAATCATGACTACTACAAAAATCAATTGAATTACTTTTACAGTAAATCAAAAACTTACACCAGTTAGAAACTGGAAAACAAGTATTTTTGACTTGTATTCAAGACCTAGCTATACAAAAATCAAAATTTTTAATGACTGGGATAAATTAATCAATATCTATTGATTGACTTGAAACTCTTGCACTTTTACAATTTATTGAGATATTGTAGATGAAAATTGACAAAAACACAATGTAAAAATCACTAAAAGCTACAATTACCTACTAGACTAAAAAGCAATAGGGATTGCTTAGTCAATCCCTTATTTTATCTATTAAGTGTAGAAACATGGAAATATTAAAATTATTACAAAAACTAGATAATGATATAAGCTATTATCATTGATACCTTTATAATAATTTCATGATAAGCGAATTATATCAAAATTTTAGTTATAATGATTTAATAAACTGGTATTGAAAACCTTATTATAATACCAGAAAACTAAAAAAAATCTATATTAAAAACAAAATGATACTAGACCACGCTATAAAAAACCACAATAGTATAGTTAATTATTCAAACTACATGGCAAAATTGATAAATAAAACTTGTTTTTAAATAATAACCTACTACAGCATGAAATTAGAAAATAAACTTACTAATACATGAAAATACAATGTATTAATAAGATTTAAAAAAATGTTTGATAATAACATAAAGATTGAAAAATCACTGTTCAAGTGATATCCAGTTGAAGTCTGGACTATAGACCACTATTGAAAAAAATGAGAGATTATCCGAAAAAATAACAAATGTATACTAGCTAGGGATTATTAAATCCCTTGCTATTTTATTTAATAACCTACTACAAGATGACTAAAAAAGCACTAGATTGGTATTTTAAAATACTAAAGTCTCAAACTTTTATTGATTGGTATGAGATAAGATGAGATAGAAGAAACAAAAATAATACTTTTTATGAATTTTGTTTCAATTCTTATAAAGGCGTTACTCACTTTGTAAAAATCAATTTTATTGATTTAGATAAGATGAAATCCAGTGATTTTCTGGACTGAATTAGAGCAATATGTAACAGATAATTTTATATAATAACCTACTACAAAATGATAGTAAAACTAAAAAATGATTGAAATATTATAGAAGTATTTAAAAGCAAATTAGGATACTACTATAGCATAAACGCAAAAAATCAAACAAAAAGATACACTAGACAAGACCTAGTTTTTATCACTTATTTATAGAAAAATGATAGACTACAAAGAAATATGTAATAAAGCTCTAGAGAGAATAAATAAAAGCATAATTGACAACTGATATTTATACTACATAGAGCAAAGAAAAATAACTTTACACTGTAAAAACAGACTGTGAATTATAGGTCAATTTGACAGCTATAAAGACCTATTTTATCATTTAAGAGGAATTTATATCTTTTTAAATCTAATGTATAACGACAATATAGAAATAGATTTAAAACATTTTATTTAATAACTACTTAGAAAAATGACTACACAACAAAAAATAATAGATATACCTTATGAAGAAAAAATGAGAGTATTTATTGATACTACTAGATATGAATACGATAGAGTCTATAATGCTTTATATGACTTAGAAAATCTGGAAGACATAATTGATAATTCTTGATTATGAGATGAATTAATCCAAAAAGCTGAAAAATATTTAAAAAGTAAAGATTGAAAGGAATTTATTAAATACTGGCATAAGGCAAGGCATGATTTAATAACAAGCGATAGAGAGCTAAAAGCACTAGCTATTGCTTTATACTTATAATTTTAGATTTTAACCTACTACAAAATGAAACTAGAAGAATTAAAAACACACTGACAAATGTTCCAAGACATAATCCACGAGGACTACTATTCAATAAACGATTTTTTACTTTATAGCACAGAAGAAGACAGGAAAAGAGTTGAAAGCAAATTAGTAGATATGGACTATAAGCAATACTACGAATATTTAGATAGTCAAAAATTTGAAAATAAAGATGAACTAGAAACAGCTATTTGTGAATATTGCGAATATGCAAATCAACAACCTTTAGGTATGGGAGAAATGGGAGATATTAGTGATATGGCTGATGATTACGCAAGAGAAAGAAAACTACCTTTTTATGAAGACTAAAAACTTTTATATTTTAAAAATCAATAAAATGAGACTTACAGAAACAGACTTAAATATGGTTTGTAATAGGCTATCTATTAAGACAGAACACAAATATACAATTATAAATAAAAAAGACAATAGTTGATACTGGACACTTGATATTAAAAATAAAGAAAATTGAAAAATTGAGCCAATAGCTACATATTTAACCACTAGAGAGGCTGTAGATTTTTTAAGAGCTTTTTATAGAGGTATGGATTTTTATTTATCTAACCAATAATAACCATGTATGTATTAATAGATAATTTATTATGAATAGTACACCAAAAAAACAATGATTTAAAAAAACTAACTGACAACTTACTATCTAAACTATACGCATGAGTATACAATTGAGATTGTAGCAAAAGCACGTATAGAAATGTTTATCATGCTATACAAGATAGTAAGAACCTAAAAGAATTAAACGATACACTAACTTATGAAATTTGATTTAAAATTTTAATTGATAACCAATAATAACAATGACACACACAGAAAAATATATTAATGATATGTATAAATTTGCAAAAGAAAAATATGATTGAAATGATATTTATGATATCTATGAGTTAAAAAGACTCTACAATGATATAGCTGAAGAATTTAATCTGGATATAACATTTTGAATTGACTGAAATGAGTATTGATGAGATGATGAAATCTATTGCTATGTTTATGTAAATAATATTTGAAGTATAGTTTTTGACTGGTCTTGTAAAAGTTACACAGATTGCAATTTTTACAAGGATACAGTCAATTATATCCTAGAATTAGAAAAACAAGGTATAGAGATAAAAAACAAAATTTTAAATCTTAACCAATAATAAAATGTATATTATAACAATGGAAAATGAAGATTGAGAGCATGATATTCGACATTTCAAAGAATATACTAATGCTATAAAATTTTTTAATGATAAGATAGAAGAACGAGAGAAATATTGATATATAGTAAATAGAGATACTAACTATGCAGACATAGATAGCACTATTATTAGAATATCTGAAGTAAAAACTGAAGATTAATTTTAACTACTAACAAATAAAAAAATGACAGATAAAGAAAAAATAGAACAACTTGAAAAAGATAATAAAGAGCTTTTTAAAATGCTTTATAAAACTAATGAGTTATTGAAGATAGTAAAAGACAAAAAGAAGTATGAGGACACATTAGAACAAAATGATTTATTATGCAATTCTAATAATAAAATGTGACTTATATTTACTAGACTTTACAGAATAGTAAAAGATAATACAAACCTAGATAAAGATACAATAAGAGAACTTAACAAGCTATATACAGCGTATTTATGTCTTGCAGAACATAGAGAAGAATATGCAAATATGGAATTTTGAAAATTCATGCAATCAATGGATTGTGAGGGAGACTATTTAATTTATTAATAAAGAAAGAGAGGTAATAATACCTCTCTAGTCTTTTTTTACTCATTGTATTCTTCTAACCTACTACAGAAAGAAAATACAACTTGAATATTAAAGATTTTTATATAATTAATCAATACTAATTTTTATATACATTTAATAGGAAATGATAGAGACATATACACTAAAGGATATGGCTATTAGAGAGAAATTAGACACTCAAACAGTTAAGAGGAGATATAACTACATACCTCTTAAAATAGTTACTTGACAGACTAAAGCAAATTTTAGAGCTTGACACTCTACAAGGGACTATACTATCAAATACGTAAAATTAGATGATATCCTAGATATGTTAAAAGATGAAATAGATTTTACGTTTGTAAGAAAAAAAACTAAATAACTTTTATTATTTAACCAATTTAAAAATGACTAGAAAAGATTTTTTGTATGAATTAGAAAACGCTTGATTAATAGATTGTGTAAGAGATGATAATAACTCTATCGATATTGAAGAAACAGTTAAAAGTGATGATATGAAATTATGATGTCGAAGTCACAGATGAGAGTGGTTATCTTGTAAGGCAATTTACAATATTATCGATGAACTTTGATGATTTGAAGACCAAGAATAAAAATTAAAACAAATTATAATAATGAGTATAATAAAGACTATCAACAGTAGCCTAATATAGCTATTGATTTTGTCAAAAAAAAGATTGAAAACCTATGGTGTTATATCATAGGTTTTTTTGATAAACAGAAAAATATAGTTTATAACTAATAAATAACTACATTTTATCTTGAAATCAATATTGACTTATAATATAATTATTATATCTATATAGATTAAAGCTAGCTTGAAAGATTTTTATCTTTTAAGAACTATAAAAATGATTATCACAGAGGAATTAATCAATAGTTTTATTGAATTTTGGAAAAATCAATGATTAAAGGATAAAACATTGTATACTTACAGATACAATTTTATGGCTTTCTACCATTGGTTAAAAGCAAATAAAGGAGATAAATTAGAAGATATTGATAAATTGACAATAGAGGAATATAAGGCTTTCTTATTCTCACTTTGAGGCAGTAAGTATGGGAGATATTGAATACAAGAGCATTTATCTAGTTGAACAATCAATCAAAAGCTAGTAGTGATTAAAAAATTCTTAGAGTTTACTAACTATGTATATGATTTATGATTAGATAGTAACAAGGTAAGACTCAATAGAGTAAAATACAGAACATGAGACTATTTTACAGAAGATGAGATTAAGGAAATAATAAAAGCAATCCAGCACACAGAAAAATACAAGATTAATCAATTAAGATTAAAATTGATAATAGCTATATGCTTTGTATCATGAGCTAGATTAAATGAAATGAGACAGATTAGGATACAAGATATCTATAACTGAAAATGTAAAATACTATGAAAATGAGATAAAGAACGCTGGATATTCTTTAATCAAGATTGTATAAATATCTTAAATGAATACATAGAAGAACAGAAAAAAGATATACCATGGTTACAGAAAAAGCTAACTAGAAAAAATGATTATGCAGTATGTAGTCATGGATATGAAAACTTTTGAGAGATGATAGGAAAACAAGCAATAACTGAAATGTTTAAAAAGCTGAATAAGTTTTTAAAACGAACTAAAACAATAACTTGTCATACATTGAGACACAGCTTTGCAACTAAAATGGTAGATTCTGGTACTAATGTTTTCTATCTAAAAGAACTTATGGGACATGAAAAAATAAATACTACAGCATGATACTATCATAGAAACCGAAATATACTAGCAACAGAACAGAATAAAGTTTTTGCTGAATTTTCTATCTAAAAAAATGCTGGATTTAACAGCTGGGAAATATGTGTTTTTCAAAAAATAGAGAAACGCAGGTTTTAAACTAATAAAAAATCTCTTGAAAAATTTTAATTTCTGGATATAATTTCCACCGTTAAAGAACATAATATAATCATGTATAGCAAAGGATAAGACATACATACATAAGCCTTTGGCTTGTGGGTTCGAGTCCCATCCTGAGCAATAAAAGACTAAAAGTAACTTACTATAAGTCTCTTACATGATTGTAAGAGGCTTTTTCTTTACGGTATGAGATAGTGAGCCTCTTGTGTTATTTAACACAAAGGACACTACGACACAGGAGTTAGTTTATATGTCTGTGTTGTTAGGGAATGAGTAGTGTCGCCCAATACAACACATACATATAAATTGACTCTTTTTTTCAAAAGACAATGTCGCCCTCATGATAAGAGGATAATGAGTAAAAGGTATTTGTATGTATGTGCTAACTACTACACACCTTTTACTTTTTAACTTAATCATGAAAACCTAATGAAAGAAAAAAAAAGTTTCCTCATGAGAAAAATCTACAAAAAAAGAATTGATAGTATGAGTAATGAGGAAGCATGAATTTTATTCAAAGCTATCTTTGAATTACAAGTTAATGGAGTTATGTTGGAGAACTTAACACCAAAAACTGAATGATTACTAGAGATTATGAACGATGAACGACAAGAAGATGATACAGAATATAAAAAAAGAATTGAAGCTAATAGCTTATGATGACAACACCACACTGGTAATCAATACACACAATGAGATTGAAAACGGAAATCACAGACAACAAGCACAAAAAATGATAGTGGAAGTGTTGGAAGTGTTGGAACTAATGGGAGTGATATGATATGATATGATAAGATATGATTAGATATAGATGATATTAAAGAAAAAGAAGTAGAAGAAAAAGAAGACTGAAAAAAGAGATACTTAGAAAATATCTTAATGAGTGAATCGGAATACAACAAACTCTTAACAGATTACAACAAAAACGACATAGATGATTACATGAATAGATTAAACAATTACTTAGGACAACATTGAGATAAATACAAATCACACTATCTTACATTGCTTACTTGGATGAGGAAAGACAGAGTAAAAAAGAAAGTTATTAAACCTAATTTATCTTCTGATACTTGAATATGACTAATCCAAATAAAGAGATAGGTAACCCTTGAGCTGAAAAAATTGTGTTACAAGCGTTAATGGAAGATTGGAATAGGAAAGCTGAATTTGATTTAACACCTTTTGATTTCAATGATACTATCTACAACTTAATCTTTAGGTTACTTGATAAATACAATGGTAATGTCGAATTAGTTAATTGAGAGTTTATCAAGTCTTGAGATAGTCCAGAACACCAAACACGAGATGATTTACAAAATTGGTTCTCTACTTCAATAACTATAAACTTTGAAGAATGCTTAGATGAACTTAAGAAAATAAGCAAACAAAAGAAACAAGGGATTATAGCTAAGAAATTACAATCTGTTATTATGAATTGATGAACTGAATGAGAGATAATGCAGGTTGCTAATGAATTATATGAGACTGAGACAATTAAAAGGCAAGACAACGAAAGTATTAAACAAGAGATTATAAATGATGCTTTCCACTTACAAGGTTCGATTAAGAGATATCTTACAAGTTATAAAGAAATTGATGATATAACTTGAGGTTGGTATCCATGACAATTGATAACAATTGCAGCAAGGACTTGAGTTTGAAAGACTATGATAGCATTAAACTTTATAGCTAATCAAATACAGGCTTGACATAAATGTATGTTCTTTAGTTTAGAAATGTGAGCTAAGGAAATATACCAAAGGCTTTATTCAAGATTTTGACAGATATCTATAAGCAAGATTAAATGATACTTTGAGCTTACAGAAGATGAAACAAAAAGACTAGGTAAAGCTATCGATACAATGGATGAATATGAGAGTAGGCTATCGATAATAGATGATAAGTTCTCTATCTGAGAGATAGTAGCTGAGATTAGAAAGGCTTACAACAAAAACGCAGTAGATATAGTTTATATCGATTATGTATGACTCATAGAATCTAAATGAGAAAGCAGGAACTATCAAATAGCTAATATAACAAGGGAATTAAAGAAATTAACACAATTATTAAAGATACCTATCGTTATACTAGCACAGATGAATAGGCAAATAGAAAATAGATTCTGATGATGAGATGAGCCTAAACTATCTGATTTAAGAGATAGTTGAGCTATAGAACAAGATAGTAATGTAGTATTAATGCTAGAGAAAGTTGATGATGATTGCTTAAAGGTTCATATAAGGAAGAATAGAAATTGACCTTTAGGAACAACATATCAAAAACTTACTGGTAAATACATGACTATATGAGAATTTACAGATAAAGAAAGACAATTTTATTTACAACAACAAGACTAATGCAAACACTAACTGCTACAGATGTTCAAATAATCTGAACATGAATGAAAATAAGTTATTTAGAAAGGGAATTAAAAGAAAATAGAGATTTAAAAACACATAAGGAACTTTCTGATTGAGCTAGAAAACTTAAGAAACAGAACCTTAGAAGTATGATTAAGAGATATAAAAGACTTCTAAAGTGAGCTGGTAGAATGCAAGAGTTCGAACACTACATGGAACTCAAAGCTGAGAGAGATATGGAAGAACAGAGAATGAGAGCTTACGATGAAAGGGAAGAACAATTAGAGGAATACGATATGTATAACGATTAATTTATTTATTAAGCAAACTAACTATGACAATTTACGAAAAACTAGCAAATGCTAAGCAACAAATAGCTGAAACTGATATGAAAAAATCTGGTAAGAACAGTTTTTCAAACTATGAGTATTTTACACCAGAACAAGTATCTATCTTAGTTCAAAAGGCTTGTAATACTTGTGGACTTGTAACTCTATTCTCACTTAAAAGAAATGAATACTGAGAATACTGATTATTAAAGGTTGTAGATGTAGAGAGTTGAGAGTCTATAGAGGTTGAATGAGCTACAGCTATACCAGAGATTAAAGCTACAAACGTAGCACAACAGATATGAGGTTGTATGACATACACTGAGAGATATCTAAAGATGAGTCTATTCTGAATTATCGATAACAATCTAGATTTCGATACTACAGAGAATACTAAGAAAAATGTAACTAATTGAGGATTAAAGAAAATGACTGATGCTGATTTCAAGAAGTTTGAAGAAAATATGTGAATGTTCAAGACATGAGATGAGGCAATAGCTACAGTAAAGACTAAGTATATTGTAGACCAAATATTAGAGGCTAAGATTAGAGCTTTATATACTAAGTAATCATGTTAGAGCATTTATCTTGAAGCAGTATGAATGCTTATGACAATGATATCCATAGCTTTTATACAAGATATGTTCTTGGAGAAGAACCTATCTACTGTGAGAACGTAATAAATGCTATGAGATTTGGTAAAGAGTATGAAGTCTGATTAAGTAAATGAATATACAAAGATTGGGATACTCAAAAAGAGTGTGAACTGATTATAGGTGGATATAAGTTATATGGGTTATTTGATTTCTATAATGAGTCTAAGAAGACAGTGGTTGAATGTAAGACTAAGAGTAAATGGTGGTCTACTAAAGAGATAAGAAGTAGTTGGCAATTTAGAATATATAACCACTGGTGCTGGATTAATTGATTTGAGTTTATCCTACATGAGTACAACAAGAAAGAGGATGATAGTAAAGAATTGGATATAAGATGGAAAGATGAGAACTTTGAGAAAGACTTTATAGATAAAGCACAGCAAATAGAACGTTTTTTAAAGCAATTTAACATAGAACTAAAGAAATATGATATTTAGGAAGATAGCATGACAATTTGTTAATAAACATATCACTCGAGAGCAACTACAATGATTAAAAGATTGAGTATATGAAGTTGTTAGAGTTGATTGAGATAAAAGGACAAACGACCAGAACAAATATTTATGGGGTTGAGTATATCCAGCTATCTATGAATGATTAAAAGGTGCTTATACAATAGATGAAATACATTCGATAATGAGCTACCAGTTTCTATCTAGGGTGTCGAAATGAGGTAGTCCTTACATATTATCTACATCACGCTTAACAACAGCTGAGTTTAGTAAGTATGTAGAACAAATCAAAGACTTTGTAGCACAGTATGATGTTTATATCCCTACTGCAGAGGAATATAAAGAATGATTAAAGAGTCTTGAATTTATATTAAGTAATGACACATGAAAAACCGAATAACAACAATTATTGCACTAATTTGAATTATTATCTTAGGTTATATGATAGCCTATTGATATACTGCAGTTAAGAATGCAAATGAGGCTGTAGAATACATAAAGCAACAACAACAGCAAAAAGATTATATCTCAACATTAAGCTGAAGCATTGAAGCTAATTCTCTTAAATGGGATAATCTACAATTACAGATAGAATCTCTAAAAAAACAACAAGAGGAATTACATGAGGCTAATATCTATCTACAAGCGACTAAAGAACAAGAAGAATGAAAAATGATAGATAATTATAAAAAAGACATGGGTTTAATTTAGTAGAGACAACTACAGAAACAAATCCTGCTGTAAATGATAATGAAACAGCAGTTAGTATCGTTGTAGAAAATGAAATAAAAGAAGAAGATTATCAATGAGGCACAATTATCCATCATTGATTTGATAGCAACGATATTAAACAAAAATATGTGAACTATGCCTTTAAATTATGATGATGGGATTTTGTTTACATGATTGAATGTGAAAATGGTAATTGGGATGTTAAAATAAGATGAGATTCTGGTAATGCTTATGGGTTATGTCAGATGAATAAGCTATATCATAAAGATATACCACAGGAATATTTTGACTGAGTATGGCAAGTCCAATTAGAGTATTGTTATCAGAAGTGGAGTAAGTGAACTAAATTCTATTGACCTAGTAGAATGGTAAAATGAGTTAGGTGTAGTGAATATGTTAAGAAACGTTTTACCTACATAGAATAAAGCAATATGAGTCGAGTAGTTAATAATCCTATAAAAGAATGGAAAAAATACTGGACTGAATATGTGTGAGATAAATGCAGCCGACCTCTTTTCTATCAAAGAATGGTTAAGTTCTGACATACTAAAGAGGTTGCTGTACATAAGTATTTACCATGAAGTAGAGTATCTAAAAGAGCAATTGATACATACATTAAAGAAAAAGTTAATCACAAAATGGCTAATGAGAGGAAATATAATCCAAGTCATTATGTGATAGATATAACATATCCTAGTATGGAAGAAAGAAATATCATAAACAAATGATATCTAAGACAATTAAGAATTGTAGAAGATGAAGTATTTAAAGCTGATACTCCAACAGAACATTTAAAAGCAAGTAATAAGCTAAAAAAATTACAAAATGAATATAAAACTTTTTTAACCTTTAATCCATGATTATGACAGCAACAATTTGACTAATTATGTACAGTTTACTTATCCTTTTCGTTGGGTATATTATATGAAAGTTTGATTACGATGATAAAAAAAATGTGTTAAAGTTCAGTAATGAGTGTTTAAGAGCTGATTACGCAGCATTAAAAGATTGGTGTGATGTACTAACTAAAGACAATAAACACTTTATGAAGTATGTTCCTATTACAGAATTAAAAAAAGATTTAATCTTATCTTTGCATAATAGAGGACTTACTGGGAAAGAAATTGGTAAGATAGTATGACTTAAGAAAACTACTATTAACGCAGCACTTAGAAAGTGGAAGAAAGAATTTAAAAAGTAGAATATAACCATGAGCTTTGAATCGGATTTAGAAAAATGAAAACAGATAGAGATTGAACTGGCTCAGAAGTTAGTATGAAGAAATATTGTAAGGTTAGAATACGCACCAGAATGAATATTTAAAGATTGGGATATTAAAGTAACATATCTAGAGAACTGAATAGAACGTTATAAAACCTTTGAAGTTAAGAATGATTTAAAGAGTAGAGAAACTTGAAATGTCTGATTTGAATATAGATGTAATAATAAAGCATCTGGAATCTTCTCAAGTAAAGCTGATTACATTGTATACAGAATAGATGATAAACTCTATTATCAAGATAGATGAGAACTGCTATGTAAGTTAGTAAATGTTGAGAAGTTTAGAACCAAATGATGAGACAACAATAGCTCAGAAATGTTTGTAGTAAATAAAGCATATCTACCAGTCTTATTCAATGAGTTTAAATAACATTTCTCCTAAGCATTGAGGATAAACTGCTTGCAATAAACTTACTACTACTCCTTTTAGGGAGTAGATAGACATCTAGTTAAGAAGTATATAAGAATTTGTTGCATTTATATATATATCTAGGTGTCTATCTCCTCCTTAAGCAAGAGGAAATTTACAATCACTTGCATTACTTAATGGGGCTTTAGTTAGCTTTTAGGAAGTTATGCGAATATCAAGGATTGTAAGCACACTTCAGATTGAGTTTGTTAGTTCTGTCGAAAAACTAACTAACCTCCTAGCAAGTGTACATAGCTAGGAGTCTATGGTTGCTTAATCCCTAAAGGATGAGGTAACAGATATTTAATTTAGATTTTATAAAAGAATGAAAGAAAGCTGAATGGATAAACTAATAGAGCTTAGGTGCCTAATTGAACCACTTGAAAAATATTTGTTAGAATTAGCCAAGGAAAACCCTTTATACACAAATTTGAATGTTAACTTGTCTTGAGTATCTATCTTATGAGTACACGAAACTATCTTAATAAGTAAAAAATTCTGATTTATTAAATGGTTAGTTCAGAATGATAAGATAAATTATGATAAATTAGAAGATAATCCTGATTGGTTTTATATAGACCTAAGTGACAACTATCTTGAGATATTAGCTTTATTATCAATACAAGATGAACCAATCAGCTTTTTAATTTCTATATTAAAGTAATGGAAGATAATCACATTTGAAGATTAAGAGGTAGAGTAAGAGATAATGAATATGATAAAGAACAATATTATGATGAACGATACGACCAAACAGAAACAAAAGAAGAAATCAGAAAGGTATTGGTAGAGCCTTGTAGAGCTTATGATTTAGAAGATAATGATTAAAGTATAAGAAAATCGGAAATTCCGACTTTTATATTAAGAACTGATAAAATGGAAGAACTACTAAACAAACTTATTGATAAAGGATGGAAACCATTTTGAATATATGATAAACTTATGTGAATATGACAGAGTAGAAATAAAAAAGTATTATGTTTTGGTATGTTTTGAGAAATAGAATA